ACTGGTGAGTTCAGGATTACCATGAAATACTAAATGAAGTAATATCATTTGTTGCTGTTATGGCACTAGGAAATAATATACTACCTAATTTAGTATTGGAAGATAAGTAAATATTCCCATATAAATTCGTAATAGACCTAATATCAATTTCTTCTGTTTTTGTATAATTAATATTAATATTATTTAATGTATTTAAATTCTCAACTTTTATTGATTTTATTTTTGATATTAGTGTTGAATTATTGCTTCCATTAAAACCAATATAATTAACTTTTCTATTAACATGTCTAACGGGTTGAATTGTACATATAATTGTTTTTTCTGCTGGTTCAATAAAAGCATCTGAATACGTATAACTAAAATTATTATTATAATTATTAAGAATAACCCCGTTCCCCATATCCCATCTAACTTCATGTATGGGTTGTAATTGTCCATTACCAACTTGAAATCCATAAATAGTAGTACCAGTAAAAATAACGGTAATTTTAACTGGTGGTGGGTCAATTGCAAATGCTGCTGGATTTTGATAGTGTAATAGATTAGACATACGGTATTAAAAATTAATTAATAATTTCGTAATCAATATAATCATCATAATTTTTATCATCAATAATACCATTTAAATTATCATCAATAATATTATTGGGTTCAACAAATATTAAATTATTATTTTGTATAAAATTATTAACTTCATCAATATAATCAGTTTCAAAAAAAGTATCACAATTAACCAAAGTTTCTGTATTTTCATCATATTCAATATATGGATTAATTAATAATTCGTTAGAATTAGCATCCCAAATTAATCTATACTTTTTAATTAATTTATACATATCAAATATAAAATTTAAATATAATAATTATTATGCGGTTAAATATCTTGAATATTGAATATACACATTATTCATTTGATTACCTAAAGTTAAAATATTTAAAATATAAGTATAATTAGCATTAATAATATCTAAAACATCACCCATATGCCAATTAATATCAGAGTTCCAACTCAAATTCACATTATTAGTTGCATACATTTTAACAACATTTACATTACTATAGTTACTAATTAAATTTAATAAATTCACATTAATAATAGAACCCGTATCAGTTAGTGTAACAATATATAATTTATTTTCAGACAAATCAATATCAAATGAAGATGATTTAGTACCCAAATCAACAATAGGTATACCAACATTACCGCCAGTTGAACTAATTTTAATATAATTATCATCAGAAGTTATAGTAATATTAGTGCCCCCACTTAATGTTTTTAACTGAATATTTTGATTAAGAATACCACTAAAAATACTACCATTACCAGAACCCAAATTAGTAGCACCTGTTATACTATGAGTATTGCTTGAACCAGATGTCACTGTTAATTTACTCAGCGTGCCACCATACTCTATAAAGTATAACCTCCCAAATAGGTATGAGTTAACTATTCGTCCCACACCAAAGTACTCCTTCGGAGTTACTGTTTGTGGGGATTGCAGATTCCATGTTGATAAACTCTCATTGTACTCATAGGTATCTGTATAAGTTCCCCTATCATAGAATATGTAATTATCAAACCCACTAAACTTAAGGTTGTTAAAAAATGAGTTTGCTTGTGATGCTGACATGAATCCAAATCTTGCAGGTCCTCTGAAACGCCTTGTTTTTTCATTGGATTTTAGGTCATACGTCAGTAGTGTGTTTTCATTTATAATAGTTGAGCCCTGATTGCTAATTTTTACACTAATAATATCATCCTCCCTCTTAACATACATCCGAGTACCCCCAGCACTATTCCAACCACTACCTGATGTAGAAACCAAACTTGAACCATCTACCAGAACAACTTCAGAACTGTCAGCATATGTTGCATCATATGTATCATTGGAATTCATGTTTTGCCTAAAGTTGTAAACAATTGCATATGTATAAATAGAGCTAACAAGGTCATAAAATCTTACTGCAGATAATGTGTACTCAAACCCTGTTTCAGGGTCTGTTACAAAAGCTATAACTACTCCGTTTGCGTCATTATCAGAATCAGAAGATGATATATCAACGGTTAATTCATACCTATTGTATAGTTTCATAGATATAAATCCTGTTGCAGCATTGAAGTTTGCATAACAGTATATTCGGTCGTTTACAGAATCATACCCCCAAATTCCATTGTTTTCAAGAATATCATCTATTGTAAATGGGTAATACGTGTTCAATGGGTCTGATGCGGGAAAGTGGCGTGGTGTCTGTATGGGACAGTCCTGGTAATTTGTAATTGTATGACTTACTGATATAGTTCCTGTTGCAGGTGATGAAGTGGTACTGCTACTTGTTGTGTATCTAAACGTATCCATGTCAACAACAGTAATGGTAAATGTACCATTATACATAGATGGACTTGCACCAGATATGGTTACTATATTACCCGTACGAAATCCATGTCTCATTAATTTAACTGTTGCTGTTGTTCCACTACCTGTTACAGAGGTGGCTGTTCTTGTTACAGTTTTGTTTATATATGTTGAATTCAGGTATGTGCTATGCCATGACGCATGGGCAAACATGTACCATGTGTTGAATATTTCCTCAAATGTTACTATCGCACCCTGTGCTTGAATTAACTCAGCATCTGTTTGAACAATTAACCCCTTTTTTACAATGTAATCCGCTTCTGTTGTATTTGTATTGTTATTATTTATGTAGTACACATTGCCCCGAAGACCAATTGGGAAGTTTTCTGATATTACATCATTAAGGCCCGAATCAACATACTTTTTGTTTGCTACCTCATAGTCCTCTGTTGGGTATGAACTTGGTGTAATGGGAAAACTTGTAAAAGTTTTAACCCCATTCACAACTTCATCTCCTGACAAACCAACATATGGGTGTGTATGGTCAAAATACGATAATTCATGGGTTGTAGTATTATAATAAACAATATGGTTCGCACTACTATTTGTTAATCCAGATACATATAAACTACCCCTAATACATAACTTATCGTTATCAAACTCACCATAAATCAACGATTTATTAGGATTGTTCCCTATATGTAATTTATTTGAACCCGTTTCATTATATCCAGCACATGTACCAATAAAAACATTGCCACTACCATTAATATTCAAATAACCACTATTAACACCAATACCAATATTAGAATCACCACTAATATTACAAAATAGAGCATTTGAACCCAATCCAATATTACAATTACCACTAAATTTTCTTCTTAATCCATTACTACCTATTGAAATATTATCACTACCACCACTAATACATGACATACTTAAATGACCTAGCGCAATATTATTATTACCTGTCTTATTTAAGCAAAGTGCACTATTTCCAATTGCAACATTTCGACAACCAGTCTCATTACAAAATAAAGCATTATGATTAATAGCAGTATTAAATTTACCACAAATATTAAAATATAAAGCACGGCATCCAATTGCAATATTACCAATACCATTATTATTATTATATAATGCAAAATTACCAATACCAATATTAGTATTACCATCAATATTATTAAATAATACTTGATTACCTATAGCCACATTATTATAACCAACAGATGTTGTATTTTTTAATGTAGAATTACCAATACCAATACTATCATCATTAATATTATCATTACCTGCATTTGACCCAATAAAAATTGCGTTAATTGACTTTAATGATGTTCTTAATATAGTTTCACCACTTATTCCATATCCAGAATCGCTATTTAAATAAGTTTGATTACTAAAATTTAAACTATAATTACCATTAATATAAGTATCACCAGTTAATGTACCACCCAATGACACCCGTCCATTTGATAACGTTAATCCATTATTAAAACAATCAATAACACTACCAATATTATCTTGTAAAGTTATTACACCAAAATCATCAGATGTTAATACTTTACCAACGCCAGCATTATTTTTAAATATAAATGTTGCTCCATTTTCAAATATTATACTATTATAAATTTTTGTAACGCCACTTAAATCTAAAACATCACCAATTTGTTGTTCAAATTTATCATTACTTAAATTAGGTTTAGTATCAATTGCCATAACACAATTTTTATTATTCTCGAATAATATTAATTATTATTTTAATTATAAATACTCAAAAAAATCATTAATATATTCACAATATAATAAAAAAAACCCGTCGAATTAGACGGGTTTTCATAAATATATATCAAAAATTAATTTTGCTTTTCAACCGATTCAATAATTTCATCAATATCAAAAACATTAACACTATCAAAAGGAAACTGTTGTATTTGACCAGATATATCAAATTGTTCCAAATAACTATATTTATTTAATTCTCTAATATAATTTGCTTTAGGTAAAATATTTAAATGTTCTGGATATCCAAACACTTCTGGTTTATTACCAATCCAAACAACAGTACTTTGTAAATTTAAAGCAGCAGCAATATGCTGACTAAAACTATCAATAAATAATCTTTTCTGTGATAATAAAAATACTGCATATAATTCTCTATGGGGTAGTGTTATAGGTTCAACACCTTGCAATATTGGCTGGTCTGGCGTTTTTATATGTAAAATTCGATATCTTTTATTAAAATGATTTACTATTTTCTGAGCAATTTCAATTGGCATATCTCTAAACCAAGATTTTTTACTATATTGTGATTGTGGTGAACCACCATGTGTTTGTAATAACATAATTGGTCTACCATCAGGTTTTATTTTATCTTTTGCAATTTCAATCTCACGTGGATTAATATATAATTCAGGCTTATAACCATCATACTCAATACCATACATATCGCACCATGATTTGGTTAAATGCTTTCTTTGCATTATATGGTCTTCAGAATGATAAACTTCATGTCGAAAAATTTTAGTATCTTCTTTAATATAATCATCATAAAAGTATTGTAACTGATTAAAATTATAAAAACGCCAAACATTTGGATTATAAAAAAATGGTGCATCCCATGATGTTACAACAATAATTTTTCTATCAGGAAATTGTTTTTTTATCGCTCTAATAACCGCAGTTCCCATACATTGTTTACCATGACCACCTTCTGAATGAAAAACTATAAATTTATCATTTTCATTAATTCTATTACTCATATTATTAATACTATTTAAAATATAATTAATTATTTTATTTTCATATTTAATAAATAATTAAAATAATTATTTTTTTTTTACTTATTTGATTTTTTTACTTCACAAAAGTAATCATTTTTTTATTTTATTTCAAACAAAAAAAATGAAAATATAAAATATTTTCATTTTTTTTATAATATAGTAACTAATTGATTTATTAACCAAACTAGTTAACAAATGCTAAACTAAACCAATTCGAATTATTATATATTAACTCAAATGCACCATAATCTGTATTAATTACAACATTTAATGAACCATCAATGTTTCTACCATTTCCATTAATTGTAATATTATTAGAAAGTGCATTACCGCTAATATCCTTAATTTTTAAAACCTGTCCATTTAATGGTGATAATGGAAGTGTTATTGTTACTGGTGTTGTTGAATTTACAAATATCACATATGGACTATTTTCAGTTAGTGTTGTACTACCACTCACTTCAAGATAATTATATATATTATTCTTATCACCCAATAAATCACCACTAATCTTTTTTACATTTTTATCAGTATCATTCCATGATAATACATAATCATTTACACTTCCATTTTCTGGTTCTTCCCATATTACCAAATTTGATAATATTATCTTATTAGTATATGTATTTTCAGGAATTGTTATGCTCGTTGGAGATGATGCAATTAATATTGAATTAGTATTACCAGATAATAAACTATGAACACCACTACTAATATTTATACAATTTGCAGCAATACTAAAAATATCATAGTGATCAAATATAATACTATTAGAGTAACCATCAATTGTTGTATTTTCACATAAGCAACCACCTAATTTAATTTCATTATTCAATTTAGTTAATCCATTTACAGCAATAACTGTTGATGTTTCAACTTTATTATCAACATACCTTTTAGATACCAATGATTCATCAATAAATGTTGAACTATAATCGTTACTATATACCAAACCACGACCATTTGTTGTTGTAATATTACCACATAAAGTATTAACATTAAAAGTATTAAAACTATCAAAAGTAATATTACCATTAGCATATGCGTAAAAATAACTTAATCTACAATCACTTGAACCTAAAAATAAATTACTGTTATTACCCAAAATTGATGTATTATTATTTAATATACCACCCAAAACAACACAATTATTTATTTTAGACAAACCATTTGTTGCACCAGTAATAAAATTACCTGATGATATAATATCTTGACTATTTACCATCAAATTATAACTATTATCAAATTTAACAGGAATATCTACATTATTATCAATACAAACAGCATTAACATATAAAATACCATTATTCCAAGTTAATCCATCACCAGCAATTCCACTATTAACACTAAGTTTGCCTGCTAAAAATTCTAATCCTGAGTTATTGGCAATGTTAACATTAATTTGTTTATTTCCCCCAACAGAATTAACAGAAATACCTTGGCCACTACTAACATCAATCAATTTAGAAAATAAAGTAAATGTTAATGGTGTTACATTAATATTAATAGGGTTTTTAGTAATCAAAATCCATGATGTATTTTTATTAGTATCACCGCTTAATACAGGTATCAAAGCACCTTGTGTAATTTCGCCATTTGGTGTTCCATCAAAATCAGCACTACGTTGCCAAACACCAGTACTCACAACATATATACCATTTTCAGTACCACCAGTTTGACCCACCAATAAAACCCTATCGCCAGCACTTAAAGTAACACCATCAATAGTTTTTAATCCTTGTAATTCTACAATATCAGAAGTTGAAACAACTAAAACGGCATTTTTGGGATTAATACCAGAAGCCAAACTATCAACATACCTTTTAGATACCAATGATTCATCAATAAATGTTGAACTATAATCGTTACTATATACCAAACCACGACCATTTGTTGTTGTAATATTACCACATAAAGTATTAACATTAAAAGTATTAAAACTATCAAAAGTAATATTACCATTAGCATATGCGTAAAAATAACTTAATCTACAATCACTTGAACCTAAAAATAAATTACTGTTATTACCTAAAATTGATGTATTATTATTTAATATACCACCCAAAACAACACAATTATTTATTTTAGACAAACCATTTTCCGCATAAAAAAGTCCATCATTAGCGATACCACTATCTTTAATAACCAAATCATTATCACCAACTCCATTATAAAACCAATATTCAACATTATTTACATTTACAGTTAATCCAACATATCTTTGTGATTCTGGTATTGCAGCCAAAACAGTGGTGGTTGATGAATACGGTAAATTGTTGAAATTTAAATATTTTGTGTCTATTGGTTTACCCGCATTTACTTTTATATTGTCATTTAAAATAATAGCCATATCATTAAATTTATTATATAATATTATTGTTATGAAATAGTAACACTATTTAATGTAGTTTGGTAATTACTAATATATACATTATACGATACACCATTCCAGCATGTTGTACTTACATTAGTAACCAATTCTGGATTTGGAAATAAATTACCACCCGGTATAATAGAGCCACCTATTTTTCCATTATTTAATGCATTAACAAACCAACAAGTTTTATTAGATACACTTGAAGGTATGGCAAACCAAATATAATCATTATCAGTACTATTAAAATTTATTGTAATTGAATTACTACTATCATTTAAAACTTTTTGACCATTAGTAATCATAGATGCATTTGGTATTGGTCGATTTGAACCTGTAGGTCCGGGACAAGTACATTTTCCCCAAAAATATGGTAAATATGAAGTTACCGTGTATTTATTAGAACTAAAACTAATGTCTTTAGTATTTTGTCCAATTGCACACCATTCATAAACTTGACCACAAATATCAAAACTTACATCTGCTATTAATACTGATTGTGGCGATGTCCCCAAATTACTAGCAATAATTACATTTCCCGTAATATCACAGATACACACCGAATTTAATTTAACATTTTCTGGATGAGAAAAACTCCAATTAAATTGTTTACTACCTGATATATTACATCCAACTTCAACAATACTGCTAACGTTATTACTAAAAGTTGAAAAACTTGGTGCTAGATATGGCACTAATAACTCTTCTAAAATCTCATTACTAGTTTTACCTGTCAATACAGTACCTTCAATAATACCGCCTAAAGTAATTGTTGCTNGTGATGATAAATTATAAATATTANATACNGAATTAATATTATCATCCACATATTTTTTATCAACAATTTGAANATCATTNGTAAATGTAGGGTGTGATGCATATGTTAGAGAACCATTATCAGCAATAATCGTATCACCACTCAAATTTAATGTTTCACCATGTAGTTGTACCACATGTTTATCATCAATTTTTATTTTAGTATTTAATCCCATATTAAAATATTTTTTTTATATAATAATATTTATTTAAATATAAATAATATAATTAATTAATAAATGAAACAGCACTCCAAAAATATGAATTAAAAATTAATGTTAATGAACCATAATTGGTATTAATACAAGCAACACTACTTTCATTAATATTAATCCCATTACCATCAATAAATATTGGATATAATACAGCGTTACCTTGAATATCTGCAATAATTATTTGTTGACCAACATTAGGGGAATTTGGTAAATAAATACATGCACAATTATTAATTGAATATCCACTAACACCGATAAATCTATCATTATTCAATATATAATATGGTGGTATTCCATTATTGTTAATATTATTAACATTAACAATATTAATTTTAGTATCAACATACTCTTTATCAACTAAACTACGATTAGTAAATGAACTACTATAATTACCGCCATATTCAATACCAACTTTGTTTAGTCTAATATCATTAATTACTGTATTATTAATCAAATCACCACCTAAACTAATGGTATCACCACTTTTTGTCAAACCATTAATAGCATTAACAATACCATTACTTCCGCTATTAAAAACTTCCCAACCACTAGAATTATCAATATTATTAATATCAATTAGCACATAATATTTACTTTCACTAACAACATATACTATTGTTGAATATTCTTTTAATTGGTCTCTTTTCGCAATTAATGAATATAATTCATTTAAATCAGAAACAAATGAACGTAATCCACCTCTAACAAAATTACTATCAACAAACGCATAATTTGGATTATTATGTTCGTATATGTCGGGTCTTTTAATTGCCATGTTACATAATTTAAAAAAATAATTATTTATTTTTTAACTAAATTCCAAACAATTATTAGTAAATGCTTTAGGTGCATTACTTTTATATATTATATATGTTTCACTTTGACCGTATTGGTTTGTAACAATATTGTTTAAACAACACGAAAATCCTCCCAATACAGGTGCAGCACCATCCATAATAGCATTTGTTAATTGACCAAATGATTGCGGATATACAATATATGTATATTGATTATCAGGTGCTGTTAATAACATTGCTCTTGTTCTAGTTGATAATAATGCTTGATTACCCAAATTTAAAATATCGCTATTTGATAAAACAGTATTTGCATTATACCCATAATACGAAGCAAATTTCAAATCTATTGTACATATATCACCATTAGATGTCGTATATTCATCAGATACTACTATTCTATAGCCAATATTATTTGCATTAACTGGCGCAGTGTTATCAATATACGACTGAATTGTATGTGATATACTATTTAAATCATTGCAAACAACCAAATCAACAAAAGCACCATTATCAACACATCTTTGTATTTTATATCCAGTTAAATTAACTAAACTTCTATTTGATGATATTGTTCCATTAATATTAGTAATAACATTACCTTTTTCTCTTTCAAACAAGGTTTCGTAAGATTGCAAAGTACCAGAATAGTTTGTTGATATATTGGGTTGTTGATATGCTTGAGGATTAACTACAATGGTAGTCATACCGCTACTACCAGCACTATCAATAACACAATATCTATAATGTAATGCATTACTATTAAATCTATTAGCACTATCATTTATACTATGATTATATATACTTGGTGTAATTGTGCTATTAGTTAATGTAGTCCAATTGGGGTCACCAACTCTACAATATTCCAATTTTGCGCAACTAATAGTAGCACCTAATGTTTTAATTTCATAAGAAAATGATAAATCAACAAATTTGTCAATTCTACCAAATTCTAAATTAGAATTATTAACATATAAATTCAATAATGGTGGTAATGCTTCAGATAATGCCATTTTTATAACATCAATTGCAGATTTTCCACTTGCTGGTATTATATCACCATTGCAATATTTACCAAAAGTTTTACCATTTGCTATACTAACAATAATATCTTGTGTAAATATGCCATCGCTACCCAAACTATTTATTAATATTGTATCACCACTTAATGATACTGAAGTATTACCACTACCCAATATTGTTCTTAATTGTGCATTTCTATTTTCAATATTTTTATAGATAGGAATACCTGCACCAATATTTGTAACACCTGTTAACGATAAGCCACTACCTTCAGGAGAACTAGAATGTATTACAATTCTATCATTATACTCTATAATATTAGTATCACCGCTACCAATTAATGATTTAAATTTTAATATATTATTATTGCTACCAGCATAAATTTCAGCACCAGCACCAATACTACTAGCACCTAATACAGGTGTCGCACCTGAAATATAAACAAAATAATCATCATAACTAATATCAATAAAATCAGGTGTTTTGCTTTTAATTGTTCTTAAATTTATTGTTGTATTTTGAATATCACGAAATATAGTACCACCGACACTTATCGTATTACCAGTATTTAAACTACCACTAACAGAATCAATAGTGACATACGAACCATTGATATATGGTTGTCCACTTAACCATTCATCATTTGAATATGGTAATGATGGTGATATTCCCGTATAATAAGTAACACCATATTGAAATGTACCAACTAAATTATCGACATTACCATCAATAAAAATCCAACCACGTAAATTTGAAGATTGTATATAATCATTCCAAATAAAAGATTTATCTTTTATTTTATTATAATATCCTCTACGAAAAACATTATCAACATTAGATGAACCAATACGAATATATCCATTTACATCTCTATAATAGTAATTATATAATGATTCATAATTACCATCATAGGCATCATTAGTTAAATGATTAATAGGTAAAATTTGAACACCGCTATTACCTAAAAAAAAACCTAAATTAAATACACTATCAACACCACTACTAGAACCACCAACGCCAATTTTTTCAATTAAATCACTATCACCAATACCATTCTTATACCAATATTCACTACCAGATATATTTACAGTTAATCCAATATACCTTTCTGATGGAATTATTGTTGTATTAACTTCTGTTGTTGATGAATATGGTAGATATACACCATTGATTAATCTATTACTTAAATATCTTTTATCCAATGGTGCTGGTGCTGCTATTTTAATATTTTCATTATATTGTATTGCCATTTTTAACTATTTTTAAATGTCATTTGATAATTAATACTTGTAGCATAACGACTAATATAAAATTTATATTCAATGTTCGACCAATAACCATTTGGAGAATTAATCGATACTATTTGTTCATTTAAGAATAAATCACCGGGAATCGTGCCACAATTAGTTGGTGAGTTACTACCTTGCCATTTGGTTTTAGTTGTACTACTTTTAGGAATTGCCAACCAAATATATTCACCCGATATATTATAATTATTAACAACAACATTATTATTTGATGGTGCAACGCATACATTATTTAACGAATTTGCATTATTAATAAGCGATTGACTTGCAGATGGTGCATTAATACTACTACCCCAATAATATGGATACAAACCGCATAAATTTACAGAAGCACCACAACTACCATTAGGACAACAACTATTAACGTTAGTTCCATCACTTTTTTTAGGATATTCACCTGCAGAATAACAAACTAATACCGATACTGAATTATTGCCATTTTGTATTGTTACCGATGGTAAAGTATTGGTATCGCTTAGTAATGTTGATATTTTCGTATTTTGTATGCCATTGATGTTTGTATATGTATAACACATTGGTAATCCTGTTCTTGTTGAAGGACCGTTACAATACACAGGACTTACACATCCACGATTGTACGTTGTATTTGCAGTAATTGCAACACTAGTTCCTACTTCAAAATAAGGATTATTTGGTAACACATTTAATATTGTTGATGGTGGTGTTAATGTTGGTGACATTACTGGCACTAATATCCGTTGTAAAATATCAACAACTTTCATATCGCACAAACAAGTATTTAATGAAATGCCACCAACAGCACAAGTTACCTTATCATTATATGGATAAACAACATCTACTGTTGATATTGTTGGTTGTGCTAATACTATACACCCATTTTTATATGTAAAAACATCATCATTAGTTTCATTTTCAATTACAATTGGAATTCTACCATAATCACCAGTTAATGTTAAACCGCTTTGACTATTAATAATAGTAGTACCACTTAATGTTAACGTACTTCCAGTTAATTGTTTGAATTGAATATCATCCAGATTAGGTCTTGCAAAAAATGTCATATTATATAATATTACTAATACTCATATTTTAATTTTTTACGTAACTCATTGACCGTACTATTAATTACCTAAACCAACTATTTTTATTTTAGTCGGTATTATCAATTTAATAATAAATACAAAAAAAATTATATAAATTACAATAAATAAAAAAAACCCGAAAGAATTTATTCGGGTTTTTTCATTTCATAGTTTATTAAGCACTATAAAGTAAATCTATTTTGTTTTCTTGCTTTCATAGTTCTAAATTACAATGTCAATAAATGACAAGATAATTTTAGACGCTTCATTGGCTTCATAACCTCTACCTATGCGTCCGTTAAGTCACCTGAACTCCTGCGACCCTCTTTTAAAATATTTTGTGCTGCAAGTTCGTCTCTTTTATTCACTCTGCCACAAGATTTACAAATCCAAATCCTGTCTGATAACTTTAAGTCATCATTTTTTACACCACACACACAAGTTTTACTACTCGCATAAAATCTATTAACTTTGACAACATCTTTCTCATACCATTCAGCTTTATAGATTAACATTGAGACAAATTTACTCCATGAAGCATCACTAATAGAACGAACAAGATGATAATTTTTAATCATGCCACATATATTTAAATCCTCAATGAATATTCTATCATAATCATTAATTAATGATGTGATGTAATTGTGAAGAAACCAATTTCGTTGATTAACTATCTAAGGTTTTACATCATCTTTTTTATTTGTCGAGTTTTTTTTATTTTGTTTGGATATATAAATCCGATATTAATAATAAAAAGTTACAAATATTTATAAAAATTATTATTATTTTTTAATAATATCTTGATTATCACCAGTTTGTTTTAAAATTTTTTTTAATTCAATATTATTATCAATATCATCAATTACATCTAACTGTAAATCAAATTCTAATTTATTATCATCATTATTAGTACCATTTTCAGTATTGATACTATTAGATATTAATAAATCATTAATTTTCTGAGGATTTGACATAACATCTACCGCATCTATACGAAATGTAGCGTTATCCGTTTTATGGTTTAAAATTTCCGTTATATTTTTTTCATATGTTTTTAATTCTTTTGAATTACTAATATTGTTTACTTTATTTTCCAATTTATCAATATCTTCGCTATCATGATGTTTTAAAGATTTATTAATTTTAGTGTATTTATATCTTGGGTCATCAATTATAATTAACATTTTATCATTATTAAATATACAATCTTCAAATTTTTGGCCATCTTGTGCAAATCTTGCTTTAATGATTGATATGTTTGCTAATTGTGCTTCTTTTTGCTCTTGTGTTTTAGCAATACTCATAAAAAAGTGTGCTTTTTGAACTCTTGTGATACTACCGCCAGATTGGTGTGCACCTAAAAATTGAGTTTCAAAACCAGAACGATTTGATTGTATTGCAGTCCATGCAGGTATATTAAAATCAGAAGCAAGTGCTTCAAATGCTTTAATAATTGCCAATTCAGCAAGATTTTTATCAGAAACTTTTTTATGTGATTCCAAACAATCTAAATAATCTAATACTAAAATATCAAATTTAAACCCGTATTTTTTCTGATAAGATAGCATCCAATTTTTAACATCTAACATAGTTGTATTTTCTTGGCTAAATCGTTTGATAATTAATCTACCTTTACCTTGCATTTCTTTTGCCTTTTCAGCAACCACTTTCTTTACTCTTTCAATTTCATCTTCATCATCATTTAATTTTTTCAATGATGATTTAGCCCAAATTGTATAATGTTTACGTTTAATTTGGTCTTTAGTATCTTCAAATATTATTTGTGCAACATTTTTCTCATCTTCATATGCTGTATTAGCAATAATAGTTAATGCTGTTGTTTTACCAACACCAGATGGTGATAATATAACACCAATTTCACCTTTACCTAATCCACCACCTGTTAACACATCGATTGCACCAATTCCAGTTGGAATAGGTTGTCTAAATTCTTTTCTTAATGCTTTTTCAATACCATCAATAACTTCTTCACTATCATCTTCATCATTGCCAATATATTGTATTTTATGAAATTTTTCTTCAATTTCAGCAACAACTGTTTTATTTCTAATTTCACCTGTTTTTATTTTTACTTGAATATATTCTGAAATTTTACGATATTCTTGTTGTTTTATAAAAAAATATGCAGATTTTTGAACAATATCGCCATCATATAGCATTTGTTTGTTAATAATTCTTTCATTCCATAATTCAATTTTTCTAATTAATGAAAACAATGCTTCTTCTTCTTGAATATTATTAGGTGTTTTATATTTATTAACTGCCTGATGAATACTATGATTCTGTAAATTAGGTACTTTTTCAAATTCTTTATAAAATTCCAAAATAATAATAAATAATCTTTTTAAAAACGGATCATCAAAATATTCAATTGCTAAATCTGGAATTATTTTTTCTGCAAATTCTGGTTCAACCAATAATTGCCACATTAATTTCATTTGAAAATCATGCCCTAAATATGCTGAAAATGTATTTTCATTAAAATCACTCATAATAATATAATTTTTTTATATAAATATTGCAGTTATCAAATATTAAAACAATATCTGCAATATAAAAAAAAATAAAATAAATAGAATAATTAACAACCAATTTTAGACAATAGCATTTCTCTATCCGATAATGATAATTCTCTTATTTGTTCTATTGATAATCCAGCAACATTAATCAAATCATAGTCATCCCAAATATTTTTAATATCTGTTTTCTTTATCTTTTTATAAATTTCATCAACTATATAAATAAATGTATTTAGTAAATCAACAGATAATCTTGCTTCGGGATTATACCTATCAACATAAAACAATCTTTCGACAATAGGATTATCGTTTATATACATTCCAATTTTACATTCAACACCACGTATTGTCTTATCATCAATAAACTGTACAATTGGTTGTGGATTATATTCCAATAAGTTTCTAATTTCACTAGGATATGATTCTATATTTTTTCTATATAATTCTAATAAATCATATGAACAATTTTGACCATTACTATTTTTACCTATATCAATTATAAAATCATAATTTTGAGTACGTTTAGACAAAACTTTTTGTAGCATAACTATTGATTTTGGTAAAATATCCCTTATATTAATTGAATATCTTGTAAAGGGATTAAATTGGTCAGCATCCAAAATCATTTCGCATAGCAATAAATTTTCTTGATATAAAGAAAATTTAAAAACATTTCTTTTTTTTGAATCATTCATAATATTATTAAATTTATGGTTAATTTACGAAAACAAATATATTATTTTATAATAAAAAATAAAAGAATTTTTTAAAATTTATTACCATTTTTTTTCAAATATTCATTAAGTAATTGTTTTTCATTCATAATAACAGTATAGAATGGTTCGACATAATTTGGAAAAGTACTACCATATACTGATAAAAAATCATCTTCCATCATCATATTATATAAATTTTTACTATTTCTATTTTCGGGTGATAATGGAATTTCCAATTGTTTCAACTCCTCAATTGCTTGTTCATTTAAAAATGGCTCTTTTAAATTAATTAATTTATAATTAATTTTTAATCTATCAATACTATTTAATAAATTCTCAAAAATTTTTAAAGGTTTCTTTTTTTCATTAATTCTATTTTTATTAATTTCTTTTGCTTTTTCACAAATCTCACGAACAGACATTTTTTTATATTTCAATTCTGGAAAATATTTTAACAATATATTTTCACCAATACCAGAAATTCCATGTATATTATCGGCATCATCACCACAAATTATTTTAATTATCATTGCATTTGTATAATGATGATTAAAATACATAAAATAATTTGATTTTGTTATTGGTTGATTGATATTTGGAAATATTATTGTTATATTTAAATCTAACAACTGTGCATAATCTCTATCATTTGAATATAAAAAAATTTCTTCATTATTTGCATTATTAATACAATATGCAGCAATTATATCATCTGCTTCAATATCTTCAATTTCAATTTGTCTTAAAAATAATTCTTCTGCATATGCTTGTATTCTTTTTCTTTGCTTTAGCATCGATTCTTCTTTTTCCTTTTCTCTACGAATATCCGCTTCAGACATTTCAATTCGCACATACCATTCTTTATTTTTTCTATTTGCTTTATATTCTTTATCAATTCTATATCTATATACGCCACCGCCTTCACCATCCCAAACCAAAATCACCTTATTTATCATGTAGTCTTTAATTAATTTGCGTATTGTTGTCATAAAAGAATATAAGCCACCAATATGTCCAAATTTCACGGTGTAGGTATCCTTAGCACCGTGAAATGAACGTTTTAATAAATAAGAAGAATCAACCAATAATGTTCTAATTTTCATTATTCAAATTCTGATGTATCAATTCTATCAACAATTTCATCAGTAAATGATATTTTACCGTTTGCATCAATTATTTTACTATCCAATTTTAAATCATCCGCATTAATAGTATTGTCTTCAAATAAATTTCTAAAATATAATATATGTTTCTTTTTAAAATCAACAATATCATCAGGGTGTACAAATCCTAATGGTGTTGAAATTATTCTACCTTCCATTGAAATACCGCCTAAAGGACAATCAATTTGATTTTTAGCAACACTAATTTTAGTTTCAATACCATAAGATACTTCACGTTTTTTACTTTCTGCCGTTGCTGCTTTAGTGCCATGTGTAATAATACCACCAAAATGATAAATCAATCTAGCACCCAAATAAAAAGTTTCACCACCCTTATGTTTTACAACACCCTTATTCATATTATCAATCCATATTTTTTGAACTGCAGCAATAGTATTTGTATATTTTCTATTCTGTTTTCTTGAACTAGGTATTGCATTATTCAATAAATACATAAATGATTTTTCATAAGCACCAGCATTCCACATATTATTTTGTGTATCATCCTTTTCGACAGCCTCAATTGTTTTAATGCAATTTAATGTACCAATTGAATCAATAGCAAATAATAAATCATATGGTAATTCATCATTTGCTTGTAAATCTAAAAAATAATATACACATTTTGCTAAATCTTCAATTGATGCTTCATTTCTCTTACTATTTTGTTTTTTACCAAACTCATTAAGTAAATAATCATTATCAATTCTAATATAATTATCAAAGTCAAAACCAAGTTCTGTTAATCGATAATTACCTCTACCTAAATTATTTTCAGTATCAATTAATACTGGTAAAATACCCATTTTTTGTGCCGAAACCAATGATTCACATATTGCTGTAGATTTACCAGTATTTGTATGTCCACGAAACAAATTAACATATCCTTTAGCAATACCCGGTAATCCAGTTGCTTTTTTAAAACCACTCGAAAACTCAATCCATTCTAATGGTTTATCTTGAATATCATCAATACCCACTTTTTTCTTAAAATTATCCAACGAAAAATTTTTTTTAGGTGTTGGTTTACGAACCTCATTAATAGGTACTTCATTAATCTCATTAATATTTTTCTTTGCCATATTATAATATTTTTAAAATTTTAAACAAATAGGGTATATAACATTTAAAAAAAAATATTATATACCCCATATAATCAAATCAATAAATTAAAAAGGTAAATCATCTAAATCGTTAATTGATGAATTATATTCAACATTATCAATATTTGAATGATATTGTGATCCTTTAATAATATCATTACCAACATCAGAAGCATCATCGTTAAACGTACCAACCTTATTTTCAGTAATATTACTTATAGTAACTCTTGGATATTCTTCATCATCATAATCATTAATATCTGATGCATATTCAAAATTATCTTCATCAGAATCTAAATTCCTACCACGTGTATTTGCTGCTTCTTCCAAATCTGGTCTTCCGGGGAATACCCAATGTTTATTATTCGGGTCAGAATCATCCCAATATGGATTTGCACCATTTGCTAACATTTCCAAATATTCATATGGAGTAATATTAGGTGCGCTCTTAGGTTTAAAAACATCTCTCCATGTTGTATTATCATCTAACCATTGTTTCATAACAATAGGGTCATTACTTAATGGCGATTTACTTCGATACGTTATGGCAGATATTGATTTATAAACATAACCATTAAATTCACTATCAGTCATAATTATAGTTAAATCCGTACCATTAATGGGGTCTGAAAAATCTGCTTGATGTGTTATTGTATATTCTTCTAATATAGGCAATAATTTATCAAGAGTACCCTGATTCTTATAATTATGCTTAAATCTCCAGAATTTAACACCATCCTTTTCAGCACCCTTATCAATACCTCGTATTATATAAAATTTCTTCGCTTCCCATTTAATGGCTTCCTTATATATCTCATCGTTTTTCGCCTTTATTTTCTTTTGTGCTTCAGTCATATTTTCCTTCTTAATACCTCTAATAGATTGGTCTTGTTTTGCCAATTCCTTTTTATACTTAGCACATAGCGGACATGGTGCTGGAACTAATACTGGATTTCCATTTTGGTCTAATACTGGCTTACCATCAATTCCAACTTTAGGAACTCTTGGGTCATTATGAGCAGGACAATAAATTTTAGCACCATACTTCTTCTTACCACCAGAAATAAGAATAGGAACAACATGAAAATAAGCTTCTTCAATATGCCTTTTCCCGGGTTTTGGTGGTAAAATTCGAAATACTTCTTTTTGCTTTTTCGGCACAAAATACTTAATCAAAATGTCATCAATTGATTTACGTGTCTTCTGATTTAAATTTTGTTTTTTCTGATAATCAGAAAACAACTTTTTCAAATTTGATAAACTACTCTCTTGAGTAGAGTTACCATCATAAATTTCATTCATTTTACAAACAATTTAAAGTTACACATTTTTTTTACAAATAAAAAATTAAAACATTCACAATACAAAATTACAACATTTAAATCAACAATACAAGAAAATTATAAAAAATTATTTAATAAAATCATTAGATACTACACTAAATGAAATAATTTCTTTATTTTCATATAGATATCCATTTTTCAATCTAATTTGAAGTCGATAATCTTGTGGTATTAACCATGTTGTATCTAGATTAAATTCATATCCAAATGCCGTTCTATTTACTTTAGTAAACGGTATAATATCTAATTCATATTTTCTTCCAACAGTAGTATACAATCTATATTCAATATCTAATGGAATATTATTGTTTTGATTTGAATAGTATTGTTTAATTAATAATTTAATTTTTCTAATTTCGCCTCTTGAAATATGTTCACCATCATTAATTCCTTTAAAATTGAAATAATAATTATCAAAATTAAAATCATTTTCATTATTTAACATATAATAATTAATAGATGGTAAAATATAAAATTCACCATCATATGTCATGGTAACATCATCAATAGTAACATTCCATTCATCTCTAAATAATACACTATCAGGACACGTTTTAGAATCAATATTAAATGTTATTTTATAAATCCCAAATGAAACATTATCAATAGAATCACCACTAAATACTGCAACTAAATTATTTTTATAATCATAGATATTTACATAATTTACTACAACATTTTTATTTTCATTACCAACTCTAACATATAAGTATAAATCATTATATTTATCCAAATAAAAATAATTTCTATCATCAACAATTGTATCATCAATAATTGTTTCGACATATGGTTCATAAAAAGTATTAGTATTCTTAGCATGAAATGCTACTGCTTGTCTATTAAACGGATTTAAATTTTCCAATTCATCAACAAATTTTATACCCAAACCATAAGAATCACCACTATATACAATATTATTAGTATTACCACTACCAAATAATCTTTGATTTATATAATCAGTTATATCAATATCAATATTTTTATTACCCTTTTCAAAATTTTGAGTTCCAATAATTTCAGAAACACCATTAACATAAGCTCCTTCACTATGCCACAATGCTGATGTTGTTGCTGAATACCAATTAGATGCTTGTAAAACCACGCCATTATAAATATTGCCAGAATAATCAAAAACATACCCACTTCCTTCATCCCATGGTTGTTTGATATTAAAAACATCTAATTGAAAACTACTTGCTCTATCAATAGATTGATTATATGATTTTTTACCTAAATATTCCGATGCAAAACTAATTGTATTTGTTAAATGAAGAATGTGTTTTTTTATTCTATTTGAATTTATATATCCAATATCAATACGCTTTTTTAATTCTGATAAATCGATATCAAACAAATATCTACTAACTTGTTTATCATACGTACCATATGATATTTCAGTTACTGGATTTTGCGAACTATTGGTCTTATTACCACTAATTATGGTATTATTTTTCGAAAAATATGACCTAAATACTGACATATAATTTAATATTTAATATAAATACAAATAAATAAAAAAGACTACTTATTGTAGTCTTTTTTTATTCTATTAAATCATAAAACAAAAATAATATTTAATATATATTTTATATTTATATTTTTATATCAATTATAACTATTATTTTCAATAAATTATAATATTACATCTTTTTTTTTGATTTATAACCAAGCAAAATATCAGTCATATTTTTATCAGCATCTTTTATATTCACATTATTTTTTATTGCATCATTTTCATCACTATCGTTTTCAGCATCATTAGATGCACCAAATTGTGCACTTGATTCAGGGTCTTCTTTTCGTGTATAATATTCAGAATCTTCACTTAAATGGTCTAAAACAATTTCAATAGCAATCATTGGGTCATTGGTATGTTCCATTTCCACTTTCATGCCTAATTTTATTTGTTCTGGATTAAATTCAAGCGGAGATTTACCATCACCAAGACCACCTTTAATAATTTCCCCTCTTTTTTTCTTTTCAATTGCCAATTTTTGAACGTAACTTAAATCATCATTATCACTTTCATTCATATATTTTAATACTGTTTTATATGTATGAACAACAATATTTCGAATTAAATCATAATACTCATTTTTCGACGTATTTTTCAAATTAATTCCTTTATCATTTAAATATTTAATTGCTAATTTAATATAATAATCTTTATCATTTGCATTATTTAAGTAATTTTTTATCAAATCATCAATATCTACACTTTTTAATTCTAATTCTGATATTGGAATATAATCATATGCCCAATTAGGATATACTCTCTTCTTACCCTTAGCCATCATATTACCAAAACCTTTAGGTTTTTCTGGTTCATCATTTTTCTTCTTATTTGTTTTTAAAATATTTTCAATTTCCTTATCAATTTCATATTTTGTTGGATAGTATTTTGGATTTTTATTGCTTCTATTTTTAGCAATTAAATTATTTACTGCTTGCCCAAAAACATCATCTGAATCATCATTACCTTCATCATCATTATTTATATTATAATTACCATATTCAATTGAATTTTTTATTTTTTCATAATCATCCATATCATCATCATTAGATAAATTATGTACATCAGCATCACCATAATCAGGTGGTAATGCTAATGGGTCATCAACATTATTATCATTTGAAGTATATTCATCATCCAACCAACTATCCTCATCTTCATCATCATATTCATTTATTGATTTTTCAACAATACTATCAATAATACTAATAGTTTCACTATATAATTCATTATTATTTTCTTTATCAAAATCAACATAACTATTAACAAATTCAATAATATCATCCCGATGTGTTTCATTAAACTTATTTAAAACAGGCATTTCTTTAGTTAATAAAACATTAAAATCTTTTGATTTATAATCAAATTCAATAATATTTGCACTATCAATACCGTAAACACCATCATCAATTTCTTCACCACCAATAACATTAAATTTAAAAAAAACTTTATTATTATTATCATCAGTAGCTAAAATTTCAACGTCATTTACATTATTATTAACTTTAGTTTTAACTAATTGTATTTTCATTTTATTGTTTATTAATTTATTAAACAATTTATCTAATAAGGTTTCGTATAATGAATTTTCATTAATTGAAACTTTATTTAATTTTTGAAATAACTCATACATTCTATTTTTCTTTTCCATAAAAAAATTTTTTATTCAAATATATCTGGATTTATTTTTCCGTAATTTCTTAATATAATACCCGCTAAATAATTAGCCTCATTTTCTTGTTCGCTACCAGTTTCTCCCGAATTTAATTTTAAATTACCATCAATTTTTTGCTTATAATGTACCATTTCATGCGCTAATGTTCTTAAAACATCAGCTAAATTTCTATTTTTTATAACAACTGAAATTTCATCATTATTTAAATCAAAACTACCAAAAGAACGTCTTTTCTTTGCTTCATTTTCTAAATTTAACAATTTAATTTTTGGTAAATTATTCCCTAAATTAATGTAATCAGAAACATATTTAACAAAATCTTTAATTATTTTAATTTTTTTTTTAATTTTTATTTGTTCATTAACATTATCATATTCCTCGTCAACATCATCAATTTTGATTAATCTATTTTTAAACATTGTAATCAAACTACCATCATCTAATTTTACAGCTACCTTATTATTCCAATCAATTGGTTTATATACACCTTCAATATTTACTGGTATACCACTACCATCAGTTTTTACTTCTCTTGGTGATACAACAATACCCGTTTTATTTGAATACAATCCACTACCTGAAGTAACTTTAACCCTAGTACCAATAGGAAACGATATTCTATTTTCAGATAATATCTTATCAGAATAAATATGTGTCTCATTAATACTTATTTTATTTACATTTTCATATATTTCAAAAAATCTATTTTTATTACTTATTTTCATAATCAATAATATTTAATCATAATCATAATATGTTTTTTGTATATCAATATTTGACAATTTAGGTAAATCATCAAAATCTGCAATATATGAACCATCAGGTAATTGCTTAATACCACTATTATTATTTCGATTGTATTTCATGCTGAACCAATTATTCGACCATAAATCATTTAAATTAAAATAATATGGATATGATACTTCTTTTTTATTAATTAATTTTTCACCATTGGTTGGTTCACGCACTTCTTCAACATCATTTTTTAAATTTTCTAATTTAACATTTAAATTATCAATTGTACTATCTAAACTTTCTAATTTATTATAGATTAATTTCATTGCTTCAATATTATGTTTTATGATTTCATTTTGAATCACATCAACATTATTGATATTTTCAACAGAATTAATATCTAAATTATTATTCGCTGTATTATCAAACGCAGGTTGTGGTGTTTTTGCTGGTTTACCAACATTATTGACATTTGAAATGTTATTCACATTATCATTATCGATAGAATTATTCGCCTCTGTAGTAATTTTAGGTATTTCATCAAATACTTCATTACTATCAACTAATTGACGATATCTTGGTGTTTCATTAATAATATAATTACTACGATATTTAATCTTCATAATTTGTTCTTAAAGATTATTTTTATTATCGTTAATTTCCATATTATAAATATTAATATCTTTCTCTTAATAATTGTCTACCATCAGAAGTAACAAAAATTTTATCAATACGCTCAATCAAACCTTCACGTTCTTTAATAATAACATTTTTTGATTTTGCATCTTTTTTTAATAATTCATCATTTATTTGATTATTATCATCAAAACTATTCAAAAATTTGTTAATAGCATCATTAGCATTATTTTCCATAATATTTGTTTTTATTATAAATACTATGAAAAAATAAAAAGATATTATATATTTAAAATTATTGAGTTACTATATATCTTTTAAGAAAAGTATAATTTGGTAAAATTTTTGAATATTTAATATAAACATTCCCGTCTAAATCATCAATATATTTCGATGTTCGATTACAAAAAATATTAATGATATCAGAAACATTAAAATTAAAAAAACTATACATAATTATATCAACACCCCATATTTTATCATTTTTTAATACATATAACATTTTGTTTTTATAATTATAGACTCTATCAAAATCAGGGGGTAATTTAACAATTAAATCATTTAAATTTTTTATTTGAAAAAAAACAGGGTCTAAATTAATATATTGATAATTAAATTCAAAATATATATTAGGTGCAATTTTAACAAAATTTTCAATACCATTAATATGTGATGTTTTGTTTTCATCAAAACTATATTCCCAATACAACTTATTTTTTAAAATTTTTTTATCTAAAATATCTGCATTTTGTATTATTACATTACTTAAATTACATTTTTTCATAAAAGACCAACCAACATATAATGTTGGCAAATTCTTAATTACAGTTACTAATTTATTATATTCTAATGGTTCATTATAATAGTTAATGTATTCAACCATATCATGATTAACCAATTCGTTTTCGTATATAATATTAGCAATTTTCATTTTCTAATTGATTAATATATTCAAAAATACCTTGTTCAATACTATAAAAATTATTATAATAACCAATTTTTCTTAATTTATTAATTTTTGCTTCAGTATAATACTGATATTTATTTATTATATTTTGAGGCATATCAATATATTTAATATTTACATTTAAATTCAACGTATTAAATATTGCTTTAACAACATCATTATATGTTCGTGAAATACCAGTACCAACATTATAAATTCCATTTGGTGGTGTATTATTTATAAAGAATAAACATACATTAATCAAATCGTTAATATATATAAAATCTCTTTTTTGTTCACCATCTAAAATATCATCACGATACGATTTAAATAATTTAACAATATTATTTTTTTTTATCTGTTTATATGCCTGTAAAATAAATGATGACATATTACCCTTGTGTTCCTCACCATATCCATACACATTAAAAAATTTCAAACCATACCAAAATGGCGGATATTTTTTTTGTTTCATTACGTATAAATCAAAATTTTGTTTCGACCAACCATATAAATTTAGTGGATTTAATTTAAATATTGGTTCTTCATCATCAAAACCAAATTCACCATCACCATAAGTAGCAGCAGAACTTGCATATATCAACGGTATTTTATTTTCAACACATAAATTCCAAATATATATGGATGAAAATAAATTATACATTTTAAATCTTTTATCATCATCCAATGTGGTATCAGTAATTGCTCCAAAATGAATTATAAAATCAATTTTTTTTGCATAATTATATAACCAATATAATATATTAGCCAAATTATCATTTTTAATATCCAAAGATATAACATCTAATTGACCAGTATCATTTAATTTTTTTATTAAATTCGAACCAATAAATCCCAATCCACCTGTTACTACAATCATATTTGTCTTATTTTATTAATTATGTTAGTTGTTGACATACTATTTTTTATTGGATAAAAAATAACGCCATGTTTAGCAAATTCAGAACCAATAACATTTTTATCCTTATAATGGTCACCTATTATAATATAATCAACTTCAAAAAGTTTAATAAAATTCCTCAAATCGTTATCACTATCAAAAACCACAACTCTATCAACCATTTTTAAATTTGAAATTATTTTTGCTCTTGTTCTATAATCTAAAATTGGTCTATCATTACCTTTCATTTTTTTTATTCTTTCATCGCTATCAATACCAACTATTAATTTATTAACATTATATTTATTTAAATCATATTCATTTGTATTATATAATTTAGCATACCATAATAAATCAATATGCCCTAAATGTAATAAATCAAAACATCCATTTGTCCAAATAATCATAATTCATTAATTTTTATTGCTTTATCATCAATAATATAATCATAAGATAATTTATTAAATCTTAATTCATGGTATAAACAACCCCAATCCGTTAATTGCTTTTTTGTTAAATTACTCCAATCAATTCCACTTTTACCGCCTCTTGCAGTCCAATAAATAATATAATGCCCATTAACATATAAATCATTTATTTTACGTATATTATCAATAATTGGTGTTGCTTTTTCATAGCCATATTCGCTATTACAAATTGTACCATCAATATCAACACAAAATATCATACATTAACAATTTTGTGTATCACCACCAATAATACGATAACTATCATTCACATCATCATATGTACTGACTTCAAAAATTTCAGATTCTTGTAATGCTTCCAATCTATGTGCAATACCTCTGTTAATTTCAACAACATCACCCTCATTTAAATTTTTCTCAATAACATCACCATTATCAGGATTTATTGTAATTAATATAAAATTTCCTTTTGTAACATAAAACGTTTCTTTTTTATTAACATGATAATGCAAACTTCCTCTACCACCATCATTAAAATGTAAAATTTTACCGCAATATTCATTCATTTCATTATGAATTACCAATTCATAACCCCATCCCTTTTCAATTTTTTTTGGTTGTAATATTTCTATATTTCTCATAAATATTTAATTTTATTAATATCAATCACTGTAACACCCTTTTTACTAACAACCCAAGATGCACATAAATTAGCAAATTTTACTGCACCACAAATATTATAATTTTTAATATAATCTGCAACAAAAGCAGCAAAAAAACTATCACCAGCACCGCTTAAATCTCTGACTTCTAATTTATTTTCAATTGAAATGATTTTATTATTAAAAGATTCTTTTATATTTATTATCATTGCACCATCACCACCCAATGTTACAATTATAGTACCATCATAACTATTAATAAATGATACATCAATATTATCATTAAATTCTTTTTTATTTATTTTTATAAATTTTATTTTTTTTGCCCAATCGCCAATTTTTTTTTTAGTATCTAAAAAAGTTAATTGGTGATTATTAGAAATATATTCAATTTGTTCTTCATTTAAGAATCCCTTATTATAATCTGAAATAACAATACCATCATAATTATTATATTGAATATTTTTTAATACATTCCAATCAATAGGATTTACTTTATCATCAATATCTAACCTTAATAAAATTTGATTTGATTGTTCATCAACAAATCTAATTTTTTTTGGCATTAATTCATTAATATCATTTGTATAAATATCAACATTAACATTTAAACCTTTTAAATTATTATAAACATTCATTGCCATACCTTCATTTTCAATAACACGTGTTGGTGTTATTATTGGTACTGGTGCTTCTGGTGATAATCTATCACATTTTCCATATTGAAAAATATCATTACAACTATCTCCAATAACTAAAATTTTTTCACTCATAATTTCAAATTTTCACATAAATTGAATAATTAAATTAATAAAATAAAATTAAACATATCATAATTAACTGAAATTATTTTTAATTTACACTAATATTCATAATTAATTATAATTATTCATAGTTTTTATTTTATTTACTATATATTCAGGCAAACCAATATCTTCAATTTTATTATCTGTATCAATAAATGGATATTTTATATCAATATAATAATTATTTCTATATTTACTAATTGTGTTATATTCATCTGTTTCAATACCATCAGATAATAAATCATCAGATGTAAAATATTTCATATTTGCATTTATTTCCCTAACAGTACTAATAAGAAAAAAATCAACGCCACTATTTATATTTGATGATTTAAATAATCTTGCGTATTTTGATTTTAGTGCCATATATATATTTGTTCTAGAATGCGCATCGTATTGTATCAATTTATCATAAGTAAAACTATAAAAATAACTTTTACTAAAATCAATCCAGTCATAATCTAAGTTTTTTATTAAATCATATGATTTAACTAAACGCATACTAGGTGAATAACAATCAATACCATGTAGTAAAAAAACACTACTATTATTATCAATATTTTTTCCAATAATTTTTCATTTTTCTGGTAAATTAATCCATTTATCAACTAATAAATATGTTATTTTTCTACATCCAACGTTATATAATCTATCAATATATTGATAAAAAAAATCTTCACCAATCATATTATCATGTTCTTCTTCACAAATAACAATTTCCCAATCAAAATTAACATTAATCTGATTACATAATCCTTCCAAGCACAACCATGCAATTTTATTACCATTATATGCTGGAATTGCCACACTTAAATCTATTTTATTACTATCAGAATTTAATATTTCTTTTTTCGTATAATTATATGTCATATTATTTATTGTGGATATATTATTAATATTATTTATTTTCTTGTTTAAAGGAACATCAATAACAATATTTTTATTACTATTAATATTAGTACTATAATCAACATTTTTTATTGTTGAATTATTAACAATATCTATATTTTTTGTAACATATTCATTTTTATTTTTAAAAACAAAACCATTTTTCTTTATATTATTATTTACATTATCATTAATATCTTTTATATGATTACTATTAATAGTATTATTTTTCTTTACGACAATATTTATATTTTTTTTTACTTTACTAAAATCAATATTATCATTCTTTTTTACAACAATTTTCGATTTCAATATTTCTTTATTTGAATCGTTATTAGTTTTTTTTATTATTCTTTTTATATCAATTTTTTGTCTTTTCATATTAAAATTTATTTACCATTATTTGGTTTTCCTTGCGTTTCTGTTAACACGTAATTAATCCATTTTATTTTTAATTTTTTATTTAATAATTGTTTTACTACCCGATAGTCTCCATAACTCCAAGAACCCCAATCAACTGGTAAATGTTTTGTATGAAACATAATTCCAATACCTGATACATTACCAGCATTTATTCTTTTGCCAAAATCATTATCATTAGGAACAATCCATCCATTTTCATTTATTTTAATATTTACTTTCCATATTAATAACTCATCTTCATTTTCAATATGATTAATAATAATTTCCAATGATTTTTTATGCGAAAACATATCATCATCATCTAAATACATCACCCAACCATATTTTACATAATTCGCTAATTCATTTAAGTGTAAATTCCATGGTGCTGGATATGTATTATATTCAGGCATTAACCGTGGATATTCAACATCTTTTAATTTTAAAAAAATTGTATTATCATAATAATTACAATCAATATCACTTCCCACAATATGATTAATATTCTTATGTGTTTGATTTACTATTGATTCTCTGCATTTTTTAAATAAATCAGGTCTATTATGTGTTCTCGTTATAATATTAATCATAATATCATTATTTTCTTTATTATCTTGACAATAATAAATTGGTAATTCATCATAATATTTTTCAACAAATTTTTTTCTATTTATATCCCATTCCTTATTTACAGTACCAATTGAATTATGTAATATTCTAATATCCGTTGTTACACCAATATTACATCCATCTAAATAATTCGGTATGCAAAATGATAAATCATAAAAATGAAACCCATTAAAATCTTCATCAAATTTATGTATTATTGTATCAGGATTAAACGAAATGAATAATCCATCTACTAAAACAACAGGACTAATACATCCTTTTTTTTCTAAACTATATTCACTAATCCATGTTTTGTATCCATTTGTATGTTCAACAATTCCAATCATTTTACTACGGTCTTCCCACCAAACACCACTTTCTGGCAAATATGTACTACCAGCAACTCCAATTATATCATAATTACTATTATTAAATTTATTTAATAATATTTTTCCCCAATTTTTAGTTTTAAAATAAATATCATTATGACACATTACAAAAATACAATCATCTTCATACTTTGTATGTATTGCATGATTATATATATATGAAAGACTATATTGATTATAATTATTATAATAATAAATTTTATGATTACAACCTATTGTATTTTTTATGTGTTCAATAAATTTATTATTTTCATCATTTGACAATTGTGATGAAAATATAACTACTATTTTATTCTTCATTTTATGATTTTTATTTTACTGCACAAATAAAATAAAAATTTATAAATATAGCAATATTTTTTATTTTATTGATTTCAATATATTTTCATAATCCATAATTGCTTTACTTAATGGATATGGTATTCTTATAACTGCTCCATCAGGTATATCAAATTCTGAAACATATTCACTATTTGCATATAAAATTAAAAAATCATAAAATGGACTATTATAATAGATATTTGATAATTTATCCATTCTACTAGTCGATGTATACCAATAAACATATTTATCTGTTGAATTTATTGGTAATTTAATAAATGGCATAGGTATCAATGTGCCATCACTATTTTTTAAATTAGAATATCTATCGTAATCAAATTTTACCATAATCAATTATTATTATCATTATTTTACATATTCCTTATTTTCAAATTCATGTGCTGATTCATAATAAATATTATCATAATATGTAGAATTTGCATAATAATTTAATGTTGCAGCATTTTGTAATGCGGATATCGGTCCTTTTAATGATTGACCACCAATCAATTTCATCTGTAATGTTACCTTTGCTAACATTGGTTGTAATCCCATACCTTCTGGATTTAAATCCCATGTGGTTTCATTATAATCAATTGTTAAATTTTCAATAATTACTTTAGTATAAAAAAAGTCGCCGATTCTTAAAATACATATTGGTTGCCTACCAAAAATATAATTACTTTTTCTATTATTGTCATTAACTCTAACTGCAGGACCTTGTCTTACACATTGTTGTAGAAATGTTAATCTTCTATGAAAATCTTCTGGTGTTTGTGAATAAAATGCTGGATTATAATTATTATATCTTATTGATTCAAAATTACTAGATATTGCATTAGATTTTATATCTTTTTCAGCAAAAAAATGATTATAATATTTATTTAAATCATCACTATTATAGGTTTTATTATTTTCATCACTATTATAGGTTTTATTATTTTCATCTTTATTATTATCAATATATGTTATAATAAGACGCCCAATTCTTGCTTGAATACTGGCATCACTATTTATATTATCTTTATTAGCAGTACTATCATGAGATAGTTTACTTCCTATTGAATATGTATTATATTTAATATTATTATTGTTAATTTTAAATTTATTAATATTTATTATTTTATCAATTTTTCGTTTAAGTAAATATTCTATTGCATTTGCACGTCTTAAACCTAAATCATAATTATATTTTTCAGGATTATTTCCATTATATAATTTACTTGCAGAACCAACTATATCAAATTTTAACTCGTTTTTATTATTATTCATATTAGATAAATATTCCATTAATGTTTTATCTAAATCATTATCATTTTTAATAACATCATAAATATTATCATTAGAACTATATCCATAAATCCAAGATTTATTTAAATCTGATTGATAATTATTATTTAACATATTATTAAAAATATTATTTATATTACTATCATTTGGTTCATCGTTCCTAAAATAAAAAGTAATTTCCTTAGTTTTAGATTGATTATTTTGATTATTTGTATTTTGATTTGATTTTACATCATTATTTTCTTTAAATACTGGTATTTTATCACCACCAAAAGCAAAAAATTCAACAATTTTTTTATTATAATTATCATCATTAATATATTTTCTTAAATGTATTGGATAATCAACTAATAGTATAAATGATAATGTTGCACTTCTTTCACTATTCATATAACTATATATTGGTTCATTTCTACCAACCAATACCGTTGAGTCATATCTAGCAGATGATGATTCACTTAATTCAATACCATATGGTGGAAACCACATCATATGACAATTAAAAGGACCTATTTCAGATAGTGGAATTTTAATATCACTATCTGGAATTATGCCATAATCATTACCTTTAGTAACATTAACTGCTAAATTTTCAATACTAAACATTAAATTTTGGTCAATATTATTACCATTTTTTATTGGATGTGTTTTTGGAATAACAGATTTGTGAATAACAGAATTTTTATTACCTCCATATGCCATATTACCTATAAATCTAATTGATTTAGCATACCTATCATATGGTTTTAATATTGTATGTTGACGAATACCAGTACTACCAGAAAAACCATTCTTATTAGCATAATCACTATTATTAGATTGCCATATTGGAGCACCATTAAATCCAACAATATTATTATTTTCTGTAAAAATTTGTCTTGTTAAATTAATTATTTGACCACCAGTTTTATCAACTAAATATTTTGTGTATTTTAACAATCCATTATTTACTTTAAATTCAGTATTATTTAATTCATTATTATCATTATAATTACCAATAACATTTTTATTATAATTAGATACTGAACTATCATTTTCAATACCAGTATAACCCCAAATTATTTTATTATTATTACTATCATTTATATTATTATAATAATTATTATTTTTTAAATTTTGAATATCAATACTATTACTAGTATTATTAAATTCAAAATTTTCTAACACATAATTATAAATTTCATTTGTTTTTGTTGGTGCATAAACTTTATCTTTTCTAATTTTATCAATATATAAAATAGGAATACTATTATTATTTATATCTTCAATAAATTTATAATTATTAATATCTAGTAGATATATATCTAAATTATTATAGTTAATTTTATATTTTTCAGCAAAATCATTTATTGATTTATTATCAAATGGTTTATATTTATTATATTCAATCGATTTGTAATAAAAAGACAATTGTACTTTCCCTGTATTTTCCAATAAAAATTTATCATCATCTTTGTCAATATTTCTAAAATCAATTTCTTTACTAAAGAAATTAGTTTTAAAATAAAGATTACTTATTATGGTATCAACAGTAGTTTTTTGTGAATTATTAGTAATAGAATAATCAATTGGCATTTTAAATAGTTTATCACCTTTTAATACTGATGATACATCAATTGTTGGTATGTAATTTTGTGAAACATGAGAAATAACATTATATGATAATTGAAATGCAAGCATTTTAGTTGCAATATCAGTTAATTTACTACGCTCATTTGCAAATGCTCTTGAAATTAAACTATTTGTTGGATTAATACTTCTAAATAAAGGTATTGGAATTAGTATACTTTCAATTGATGATGAAAAAATATTATTTAATGGTGATAAATTTTTTAAATTATATTCATTTTCAAATTTATATGTATTTCTAGACAATATTAAATTTCTAAACTCTTCAGAAGTTATATTATTTTTTAAATTAATATTAGAATTAATAATATTATCTCTAATCAACTTAGATGTATAATCAGCCATTTTTATTATATTTTTTTTATAAATACTTTCATATTAAAATAACAGTTATTATAATTAGAATATGTTGAAATTGTTACCCAACAACAAATATATAATTATATATTTTTAATAAATTAATTTATATTACCTTGAATTTTAATTTTTAATTATGATATATATTAATAATTAATAATATATTTATATAAAAATATATTACTAAATATTTTAAGTTTTTAATGAATTTACTTAATATTTATATATTATATATTTAGGTATATTGTAAATTAATATTTATATTTTTTTAATTAAAAAAAGTTTTAATAATAAAAAAATATCCCCCCAAGTTTCTAACTTTTTTATTCAAATTCGAAGAAGTTGAATAACAAAAT